ATCTACTGTAAATGATGCGGGTTTCTTTTTTTCTTCTTCAGGTTTTTTTCTAAAACTAAAACCAAATAATCTGTTGTTGTCTGCCATTTAATATCCTTTTACACTCTTTCCTAAATATTATTTATAACACTTAGAAAAGAGTGCCTTTCGGCACTCCTTTAAGTTATTATGATGATTTACGTTGTCTTATTAGATTCCCAATATTGAACTTGTAATTCAACGGTGAACTCTTCAATAACATTTTCTTGGTCATAACCTACTTCAATAGCTCCTAAAGCCGTAGGAAATGTGCCACGAATGTCATAATATTTCTTTACTGAACCATCTTTATCCAATTGTTCAACGACCATGTCAGCCATATAAGAACTTGGTTGTGTTAATCCAGTATTTGCTTCATGTTGATTAATGCCATTCATCCATTGTTCAAATGAATTACGTACATTAAAATCAGTATCATTAATTACAGTAATATTCCATGGTTCAAAAGTTCTGTCACCAGCTATTTGTAACTGACGACCCCTAAAAGGAACCGGAATAGGTGCAATTGTTGATGCTGGTAATGAAGCAGCTTTACACATATAGGATGCTAAAGATGTATCCGCTGTAACATAACTTGGAAAGTTCATTGTTACTTTGAATAAATTAGGTCTAGCACCGCCGCCAACTAACTTGGCTTTCATATCATCTACGCCTAAAATAGCCATCTTTAATTACCTCCTGCAATTTCACTAAACTCAACGCCAGTACGTGTAGCAATGAAGTTAAGAGTAATGTAGTTAATAGAACGAGCAGGTTTGACATAAATATCAGCAACAAACTTATTTGTATCAATTATATTGCCTGTATTATTTGTGCCATCACATACTACTTTAAAGTCCGTAATACCTCTACGGCCTTTAACATCCCTTAAGAAAGGTTCAACCATATTACGGAATTGAGCCCTCGTAAATTCATCATTAAATTCAAATAATGATGCTTTAGATGCTGTTGATATTGCTTTCTCCAATACAATAAACAATCTGCGAACATTAATTCTATCGAACGCTGATGGTCTAGTTTGTAAAGTTTTATCACCAAATAACACTGTACCCGAACCAGGGAATGTAACAATAGGGTTAACACCCGTCTTGTATAAAGTATCCCTTTGAGCTTGATTAGGATTCCATGCTAATTTAGTAACATTTCGAACGTTACCACGTGTAAATCCAGCCGGTGAGAACCAAGCATCTGCAACTAAATCGGCGTTAGCCGTTAGTCCTGCTGTGGAACCTGCCGCGCAAATCCAACGATATACATCATTGTATTTGTCATACACATATAAAGAACTTGAATCTGCAAAGCCATAAGACGTATTGCCTACTCCTGTTCTCCATGTAGCTACTGTTGTAGCCGGTGCTGCTGCATTTGCTGTAGCTGCTCTCTCTGGAGAGACAAAGCCTACTGCATCTTTTCTTGCTGTTGCTAAGTCAACAATATGTTTACTTAGTGTGATATTATCACTTGCACTCAAACCTGAATTGGCTTGGAATACTAAGTTTACATCAATTGTTTCTGCATCAGCAAATTTATCATACATTAAAGTAGTTTCACCTACTGTTAATGCGTTATCGTCAACACCACCACTTAGTGTTACAGCTGCAACTGCTGCTACTGTAAATGTATTACCAATTGCTGATTCACCAGCATCTGTTAATGCTGCTGGGTGATTTCCGATACGTATTACTTTAGAGTTTGTATTGATATGATCTTTATAAAATAAAGATGTACCATCAGATGATTTAACATCAGAAGCTTGGCTTAAATAACTAAATACTTCAAGTACTTCACCAATAGTTCCTGTAATACCACCATCTGCGTCTCTAATTACTACATGGATTTCATCTAATGAACCACCTACTGCTGCGGCTCCAGCTGAAGTTCCAGGAGGACCTTCAACCCATGATTTCCAATCTGCAGACCCATTAAAACTTGCTGCTTGTGTTGCATATTCCACTTTATATGAATTACCCGCTATACCTGGATGCTTAGACATAACCCAGTCTCCAGCTGCAGGAGATAATGTACTAAAATGGTCATCATTTTTTGCTAAAATACCAGTACCCGACGCCGTAGCGTTACGTGCTGATGAACCAACAGCTCTGACAACTTTTAGCGCGCTGCCATAACTTAAAAATTGAGCGGCCGTTAAAATACTTTCGAAAGTATCTGCATTAGGCTTCCCAAACTTATCAACTAATTCCGTTTCGCTACTCACAGTAACTACTTCTTCACAAGGACCCCACTGGAATGCACCAGCCATAGCTCCTATTGTTGACGATGTAGACGGAACGACATTAGTCAGATCGATTTCTTTTACCTGTACACCAGGTGAGACTAGAAATGCCATTTATTTACCCCTTGTCATGTTGTTATAAGATTTTCATAATACGGATTATTCTCAATAAATGTATTTATAATTTTCATCCATTCCAGATTTGCCACCCTTCTCCAAATGGATGTCGAATCTGACCCTCTGCAGGCATATTACCTACTGGTATTACTTCATCTTGTAATTGTTTAACTTTTTCTTTATATAAAATATTTTTTAACTTAATATCTGTTGATTCTCTAAAAAATATTGTAGATGAGAACCAACCAAATAAAACTAAATTCATCATAAGGTCATCATGATTATTATGATCGGCTTGATAAGATGAACCCTTTGCAATAAATGTACTCATCTCTCTTATTGTATCTTCATCATGTATTACTAATTTCTTTTGCTCCATTATATCTTTTATATTAGAACAACCTATTCTTTTAACTTTTCGAGTCATGGTTACACCAATAGCATTTGCTTTAATCATACTCTCTACAAATACATTTTCATATTCCAATTCATAATATAAACCATTACATACAACTTGACCAGCATCATTTGATTCAATTACAACATAACACATATTATAATGTGTGGCATATTTATATAATAAATCGGGTAATAATAATGGACTCATCATATTATCTTTAAAACAACATACCTGAACAAATGGATTTACACCCACATCTATAACTGTAAATGTAGAATAATCTTGTCCTCTTCCCCTAGATGTATCAACAAACATTAAATAATTATGTCCTTCCTTAGGATTTTCATATATTTTTACATTATTTTGTTCTTTAATAGGATATGATGCTCTTAAAGCTAATAATATATCAGCAGATATTAATGTATTACCTGTACCATGGAATGAATTACCAAACTCTTGGTCAAATTGTAATGGTGAAGTATTTTCAATGGTCATTTGTTTCCATTTCTCATCTCTTCCAGGTACATCCCACCAATCTACTCTATATGGTGTAAATTCATTTGTCTTTTGAAGAGCTCCCTCATATAATTTATGATACATATTACCGATACCATTAGCCGTAGATGTAATAATAACCTTAGACGTTTTACCAGATGATATTACTGGATATGTTGAAGTATAAAATTCCGAAGCATTATCCACAAATGCAAACTCATCAAGATATACAAGGTTAAGTGACATACCACGAATAGAACTCGATGATGTAGCAGAAGCTACAAGTCTTGAATTATTAGAGAAAGATATTGACTTTTTATTAAGAGATGTACATCCAGGTTGTAGAAAAAATGGTAAATTCTCTAACATAAGAGTAATTCTACCTAACATTTCCCTTGCAATAACTTCTTTATTAGCAAGAATACCTACAACTTGTTCACCTTTAAATATAACATACCATAAGAGATAACATACAACAGCAATTGATTTACCACTTTGACGACATGCAAGAATAATATTGAATCTATGGTCCTCAAAATGTTCAAACATTGTCTCTTGATATGGATATAATGTAAATGGCACTAATCCTTCATCAAGGTGAATTATTTTGCAATATTCTTTTGCAAAATATACTGGATCGTCTAAACATTTTTTATATTCAACTAATTCATCTTTAGTCCATGGATGTTCGACATCTGCCCCACGGACATTAGGATTACCTAAATACCAATTCTCTTCTTTACCCATCTGTGAAATTTGTGTCTGGTTCTATTATTATTTCATCCCGTAACATCTTCTGTAACTCAGCAGTAGAACCTATAAATACATTATTGTGTGTTATTCCTTCTGTTTGTGCGAGTGCACGTATGTCATCTTTATCAACATCTTTTTTAGTCTTATGTAGTTTAAGAATCTTTTCGCATATTTCAGCATTTTGTTTAATTAACATCCCAAGAACTTCAAAAGCTCTTGGATGTTCTGATTCTCTAGCAAGTTC